ATGAGCAACATTACCATCTATCACAACCCGGCCTGTGGCACCTCTCGCAACACGCTGGAGATGATCCGTAACAGCGGCAACGAACCGACGATAATTTATTATCTCGATACGCCCCCGACCCGTGATGAGCTTATTAAACTTATTGCAGATATGGGAATTACTGTACGCACATTGCTGCGTAAGAATGTTGAACCTTATGAACGCCTGGGTCTGGATGAAGAGAAATTTAGTGATGAGCAGTTGATTGATTTCATGCTTCAACATCCGATCTTGATTAATCGGCCGATAGTCGTTACACCGCTTGGCACTCGTCTTTGCCGCCCTTCAGAAATAGTGCTGGATATTCTACCGGAAGGTCAGAAAGGAGCGTTTACCAAAGAGGATGGCGAGAAGGCCATTGACGAATCGGGGAAGCGGGTTAAGTAATCTGTTCACTTTAAATTATCGGATGTCTGTTTACGCTATGCAGGCGTCCGCTTTTCGCTCAAAGCGGACCTGTCAAATCTTTAGACCGGTTGAATTGAACAGCATGAAACTAACTAACTTTTCTCACCACTCAGATCGGTGTCTGAAAGAACGACTTTCGGCTTCCCCCGCAAGTCAGGTCTAAAGACGGTTTCGCAACTCGCATAAAATGAGCTCACATCGACAAGGGCATACATCACATCACATCACATCACATCACATCACATCACCGGATTATCGTCGAATCCGACTTTGTTAATTGTGGTTGTTACAATGCCGATTAGCATTACATCTTCGAGCGCATCACCCTCAATAGCTTCACCATCTTCCGTAATCAGTGAGCGCCCTATTACCTTTGCAAAGTGATTTCTTCCGTCGAACGTGACCAGCACTACCACACCAGGAACAACCGGCAACGCGATATTGATAACCGCCCATCCACAGTCCGTTTCGATAACCCTGCAGTTCATATCTACTCCACAAAGTTTATCGACCGTCAGGCGGTCTTCTTCGTAATCTTTAGCTGGCGACGGGAATCCCATTAGAATACCCTCCCCATGTTACGAAGCATCCAGTATCGGTTATCGCTCTGGTCTGGCGTCTTGTCCGCAAAGTCATTCTGGCAGCGTTCTATCCACTCGTTCGCATCCTTCCGGCTAAAATGCCAGTTTAAGATACCAAGTTCACGGATGAAGTCGTCTGTGTGAAGACACAGGTAACCTTTCGGATTTCGTTGGATAGCCGCATTGAATGCGGCATTAATTTCATATCTGCGTGGCATAACCACCCCCTACAAACTGTATATATAAACAGTAGTTTTATAAAGGCAGTATTACAAGCAGATTTACACTAGCAGCTAACTAGCCCTCTGGTGTCGGCGGCCAAAGAGGGTTTGAAGTTTCAACTCGCATAAGCAATACGCGGTATTTTTTCCAAAGATTAAGGTCAGCCGTTTCCTTTTCGGTCGCCTCACCAATGTCTACAGCATCCTGTCGCCAGGTAATTTCAGAATCGGCCTTTGCCCTGAGGGAAACCTGTTTTGAACGTGCTGCCTCCTCTCGCTGCTCTGCAGTTGGAGGAGGCATGTCAACCCAGCCAGGGCGTCCATCCACAGTGTCTATGTATTTTCCCAAAGGAGCAGGGAATAGCGCTGCATATTCCTCCAGAGAGACATCAACCCCGTCCTTCGGCCACCCCCCTGTTGCCTCAAGGCGTTCTTTTTCAATTACAGGGTAAAAGCCAGCGCTTGACGGACTCCATACATATTCTTTTGACATAATTAAGACTCTCCAACTGCTATCCAGTCAACGTTAAACCCACCTGAACCACCCTGCCATAACCCAAAGCGCGTGGTGGTTTTTGAACCTGTACCAAGACCAATATCTGCGGCCGCCTGCGCTGCAGCTCCACCCTGTGATACGCCTACATCATTCCAGACGGTTGAAACCCGAAAATTAGCAGAGGAAAATGCGCGCGGCAGTGTGACGTACTGATTATTCACACCTGTGGTGAAGCCTGCAGACCCCCGCTGTATTGTCGTTCCGTCAGGAAAGCGAACCCAGCCGGGACCAGAGGTAAAAGCCGACATATCGGGAATTTGCCCCGCGCCCGTCCCGACTTCCCGCTTTGCAGCCTCTTTCAGGCCAAGGTTTGTAAGCGCCTCAGCAATTGCGGCTGCACCATCTGCTTTGATATCGGCGAACGGATGCTGACGACTCAGGAACAAAGCCTTTAAAGCGGTGAGCAACTGATTATGTTTTGTTTTGTCCAGAACGATGCCTGTCGCTTCGACCACGCCAGCCAGCTCTTCCTGCAGCATGTCGAAGTAATCGTCATCAAGATCTGTTGCCGGCGTGCCTGTCTGAGGGTTTCCACGGGTAAAGCCGTTCTTTCCCGCACCGAATTTATCTTTCTGCGCAGTGGATGTGTCAATACGATGCATAATGTCTCCGGTTACGGATATTTAAATAATACGTAGGTATGGGACGGGCAAAGTTTACTGATAACGCACTCAGCAACCGTGTCCCCCCAGTGGCGGATCGGCGTGTCACAATCGTCCATGCAGGTCATCCAGGTTGCGTCCGTTGACGCTGGCATGTTCACCTGCCAGTAGTAGCGCCATTCCGTCGAAAAAGTCGCATCGGTACATGACGACGTGCACTTAAAAGGGCCTTTGTTGTAGCGGGTTATCGTGGCCCCAGGCTTTCCCAGCGCAGCCAGTTGCCTGAGATAAAAGTCTTCGTTAATGCCACCCGCAAGGTTTACCTTTGCGTCTAGTCGCTGTTGCCGCTGGCGCAGTGTTTGCGTTCCGACCGGAATACACTCATCCGGCAGGCCGCAGCACGTCTCCCAGCGGTTTATCAGTTCGGTTGTTGTTCTGGGGTCGATCTCCAGCATGAGGTCGTCGCCCCGCTGATGCACTCTCAGTAACGACGGTGCTGCCCCCTTAATCGCGGCATCATCACTTGACCATGCGGGACCGGGAGGAAGCAGCGCCCCGAGCAGGTGAATATAATCATCTTCCGTCACGCCCACGTGATCACCCCCAGCACCGCCAGCTCATTCTTCGCAATCGTCGTGTCCCCTGCCGGGAAGATAAGCTTATGGCTGTGCTCCCCTGCGGCAATTGAAATAGCTTCATTGATGCGCGAGAGTTCCAGCGTCCCTTCAGGGTAGCCGTCACGAAGCAGGAACGAACGGAGCTCAGCTTCAACAGCAGAACGTGTCGCAGGGTTGTCAGGATTTAGATCAATAGTGAAATTGATGGTCTTTGCCGTGGCTTTGAAAACATAAAGGTCAGACCCCGCCACGGGCGCCAGCGGTTCGATATGTGCCTGCGCAGCCGCAACCGTGGCATCATCCAGAATCGGATTAAACAGATCGCTACTGGCCACCAGCACACCTACCGTACCCGTTCCCATCCAGTGACGGTAAGTCCATGCGCGGGTAATGCCAGCGACCTCTTTCGCCCAGACAACATAATCACCATCTGCACCGCCCTGCGGCGTCCAGTAGTAGCGCTCCAGAACACGTGCGCGCCAGACCTCAAGGTCTTCAACATCAAATCCGCCGACAAGCGTGTCAGCCTGGCCGCCCGAAGGCAGGCCGTTAACAGGTGTTACCAGTGAAAGAAGAATGCCATCGTCGGTGTTACCGACAGAGCCCGTGACATTGCAGGAAACAGGGACTCGCAGCACACCACCCGCACTGGTGGTGTCTTCAAGAGCGGTGTACTGAACAAGATCATCGCGCTGGATAACTGCCCCGGCAGTCACCGTGAGATTGTTTGCCACACCGTCCCAGCGTATAAAGCCTGCGGCTTCGATAGCCGGTTTACGCGGACAGCGCTTCATTTCGCCGTGGCGCACCAGCCAGGACTCATCGCATAAGTCCGGCAACAGGTTCATCGCCAGATAATCGATATAACCGTAAACCGTGTGCAGGGCTCCGGCATAGACCTTAGCCCTGACATCTTCATCCATCCGGCGAAGTTCATCGTTGATATCCAGGCGAGCAAACAGGTCTGTGCGGATCATGCTGATGTTTTCGGCCAGCGTGGGCCGCTGAAATTCACTGTCCGCCATGAGTGATCGCGCTCCATAAGTCGTTAAAGGATAAAGTCACAGGGCCGTCACGGTGCCAGAGCACGATGTGATTACCGAGTTCATTGATGCCGGTGCGCTGAATATCGATGTCGATACGTGAAACCACTCCATCGTCGAGCATCCACTGCAGCGCATCGCGCAGATAGGTGCGCACCGTATTCACCAGGGCATTAGTCAGTTTGCTTCGCTGTAACATCCACAGCTTTGAGCCGTAGCGGTCGTTTGCCACCACAGGCCAGGTGTCACCCCACCAGCCCATAGGCACATCAGCGTTGTCATCAGGATCGGCGCGGCGGTGAGTAAACAGGGAAATCACCACGGCGCGGTTGAGCGGGTCGAGCGGTGAACTGGCGCTGACCTGCTGGCCGTTTACCGTTAGCCAGAGTTCCATCATGCCTCCATCGGTGTATCAGGCGTGTCAGTGATGTTTCCGTTCTCGTGGTGTCGGTGCCCGTTGTAGGCAATTCGCATTGCCGCCATTGTCTGGCCCGAAGAGTCACACAGGTCTTGAATCTGCCCGGTTGACTCAATCGGCATCTCGAACCGCGCTTTCGGGGCATTTTTAAACGTAATGATTTTTCCTCCCCCATCCACCACAATTCCGGTGCGCGTCAGCGTGACTGACTGACCGAGATCGTCGTAAATAGCCACCTCACCGGTTTTGAGTCCCTTCATCCGGTAACGTCTGTCGGCAACGGTTATCGCGACGGCATGAGAGCGATCGCCATCAGGAAACAAAATAATGGCTTCCGCGCCATACTTAGCGCGGGACGTAAACCCGTAGGGTTCAAGATGCTCAATTCCGGCTTTCTTCTGCCCTGCCAGCAGCTCAACATCTACCGTCTGGCATTTACTGGCCGCATTGATGCTCTTCACGACCGCACGACCAATGAGGCTAAGCACCTGGCGCTGAAGGTTCTGCATCGTTCCCATCAGAATGGGTCCTCCTTCACTTTGCGTTTTTTCCCGCCCTTCGCTTTCTCGTCTTCCGGCTCCGGAAGGTAGGCATCAGGCGGTCCGACACGCAGCTCTGTCAGCGTACCGTTATTGTCTTTGGTGAATGAAACTTCAGAGATAAGCATTTCACGGTTATTGAAACCGCAAATCGGATCGTAAACGATGACGCGCTGATTGGGCTGCCACAAAGTCCCGTCACCCTGCCGCCAGCCCCATACGGTGTAAGTAGTTTCATCAGTGCGCGCCGCGCGCTGTCGGGCTTCAAACTCGGCACGCGCTATACAGCTCGCACCGGTAGCCTGCCCTGTTTGCTGAACCGCTATTGGGCGATAGCGGCCAATCGAGGCGTCAGTGGTTTTAGCCCGTAACGCCGTGGTGGTGGCCGCGCCAAAGTCGTCGTCATTCCCGGCGCGCTGGCCGGAAACCTGATACGTTGAAAATCGCTCACGGATGCTCTTTTCGGTATCGCAGGAAAGGATGTTTTGCCCCATCACCAGCGCGGTATGTGCGCGGGTGGAGCCGATGCCGCCGATAACCAGCCGTCCTTTCGGATCGTCATAGGCCAGCGCCTGCTGCTGACCCAGCATTTTGTTCAGTACCTCAATCACGGTTTCGCCGTGGTCAGGCTGAACGCCGGGGATGGTTGCTGCCGGCGCGCCGGAATTGATGACCGAAATACCAAAAGGCTTTGCCAGCGCTGACGCCACCTGAACCAGTGACTGCCCGTTGAACTGGGTGGGCTCTGCAGCGCAGTCGATAAGGTCAGCGGTCAGGCTTCGACCGCTGATGCCGGTACTGACAGAACGCGCATCGTATCGGACAGGCGTCGCCTCCACCCATCCGGTGACAACAAGATCATCACCAATCAGCACCTCAACCTTGTCACCGTTTTTGACGCGGGGTTGCAATGATGCAGAACCATCACCACCAGGCCATTCACGGGTAATTTCCACACTGAAATCCCGCGCCAGTCGTTCAATGCCTGCGCCAATACGCACCGACGTCCAGCCGCCCCACTCGCGACCGTTAACCCTGAGCGTTACGTTATCGTTCATCGTACGGGAACCCTCAGTGGTGACACCGGAACAAAGCCGGGATGAGCCACGGCGTTACGCCTGACAATGTCGGATTCACGCGACGCGTCATCAAACCAGCTGGCGGCCAGCACCAGCGCAGGCAACACGTCATCCGGTGTGCGCTCAACCGTTTTTTGTGTCTGCACCAGGCGAGCTTTAATGTCGTTGTTGAGATCGGACTTCACCCGGCGAAGCGCCAGAAACAGACGGTCATCCGTTGTTCGGGATAACTCTTTATCGATGGCGGTGTTCAGCGTGTCACGGATATCCACCAGTTCATCCCACGAGGGAACATCGACAGAGCCTGTTTCTTCCGGTGCATTGTTCAGCGCCGGGTGCGTCATGCTCGGCCAGCCAACAGCCTGCTGAGTGACATTCCGTGATGGCGTTGAAGTAGTGGGTAAGTTGGTAACGGTATAAGCCGCTTCACTGATGGCGGTGGTTCTGATCGCGCTGGAAACGTAATTGCTATGCTGCGTGCGGTTACGGGTCGATTTGCTGTCCGTTTTCCAGACGCCTCGAGGGGCAAGATCACTCCCTAGTGTGATGCCGGAGAAATTCTTGATCATGGTGTAGAGGTCACTGGCATTCCCGGAGAGACGGTTTCCCGCACGCCACATCGTCTGCAGTTGCTCAATGAAGCCTTTGCCCGATGAAGGCGGTGGTAGCAAAACAGAAATATCGCCCTGCAGTAATCTGGCTGCTGCGGAAATACCAGAATCCACCATCGCCATTTTGCCCGAGACATAACCGAGCATGCCTTTCGCATCATCGATCACACCGTTCTGGACAAAATCCGGCATGCCTTCCATGCCAAACTGGTCAAAGTTATCGCTGATACAGTCATCTAAAGCGGAGCAGGACGATACCAGCGTATTCGCCGTGGCCGCGCCAGCAGTGGGATAGGAAAGCTCACCCGCTTCGACGAACAGCAGATCAAAGCGCACCATGCGCCCTTCACTGCTCGTCGTGCCGACTTTAATCTCACCATTAACACAAACGCTTAACTCGCCATAGGTCGGGTGAACAAGCGTTCCTGGCCCCGGTTTGTTGAGTGCTTCAATCAGTCTGTCGCGCTGTTCGAAACAGTCATCGCCGATCACATAGGCGGTGATATCTGGCCGGAAGGTGACCTTGCCGAGATCCTCGGTGTAGGGTTTGTCGCGGTTCGGATATTCGTGTGTTTCAACGCGACGACCAACGGGTGCGCCTTCACTTTCAACCTTAAACGGTACGCCACGGAATGACGCATCCTGAAGCCTGTCTTTCCACGTCATATAAACTCCGGACATAAAAAAACCCGCCGAAGCGGGTTAAGTGAATTTACATTTTTAAGGATCATACATTGTTAATAACTTTGCATGGCCTTTCGATTTCCGTTTCCTTGCCATCGCTGTAATTTTTAACTCTAATTTTTACATCACCTTTATTTTTTGTAATAAACGTTAGATATCCAGTTGCGCTTCGGAAGTAATAGTCCCATCCAGTAGCCTGGCTTACATCATCCGGTAAAATCATATCTTTCGGAAAGGAAGGTGTGCTCATGAAAGTTACGAACTTTGTCCCTCCAACGTCTGTATGAACCGAGCCATCTTTTCCGCTAACTGATAGAACTTGTTTTACTTCGTCACACTGGAACGCGATTGACATATCAGCCGCCACATTGTTTGCATCTTTACCTTTGTTAGCAACGATGTGATTAAACGTTTCCATCAAAGTTGAATGCTCATTTGCAGCCAGAGTGGCGAAGCTAGTAGATGTTAATCCGATGAGAAAAAAAGATAAGAGCCTTTTTTGCATGTGCTGCCTCCTAATTAATTATCAGGTTAGCATACTCATCCTAAAAGAATTATCACCCCCCCATACCAGTCCGCCCTATCCGGGTATAACCAACATCGTGGTTAACATCGATGCCTGATGCTTTCGTATCGGTCACTCTCATTCCAGGCGGTGCGTCCTTAAACTGAACAGTTAGCGTTCCCTGCGGCTGCGACTGCCCACTCTGTTTAATCTGGTATGGGTTATAACCAGAACTCGCCACACCAGCGCCATAAGCCCCGTATCCACCCGCGCCCCACTGTGCAGCGTTCGCGGCAGCGACAGTCTCACTTGCTCCATCGGTAAACCATTCAATGATAGGTTTGAGTTTTTCCCACATATCCTGGAACCACTTAACCACTGGCCCCCAGTTATTAATAATGAGTCCGAGCGGTGTCCATCCAAACACGGTCTTGAACAACTCCCATCCCATTGTGAAATAAGGCGAGACGGTATCCCAGAACGATTTGAAATAAGGACCCACGGCATCCCAGTTAGAAATAATCAGGCCTGCCGCCAGCGCGATCCCCGTAAGGATCATCCCAAGTGGCGTCATTGCCGCCAGCCTGCTGGCAAGAGTGATAGCCTGACCGACACCCATGATGCTCAGCTTCAGTACGGCAAGACCCGCAACCAGCCCCGCTACGCTGCGAATAACGCGTGGGTTTTGATCAGCAAAGTTCGTGAAACGCTCACCCAAATCACCAAGCCATATCGTCAAATTTTTGGTATCACCTGAAAACGCACCACCGATAGCGGCCAGACCGTTGGTCGCGGTACCCGTCATGGCTTCCCAGAGGTTGGTCAATGTTCCAAGCTGTGCCTCTACACGTTTGTTCAGACTGGCCTGCTGGTTCATCTTCTGCTGAACCTGATCGTAACCATCCTTGCCTTTGTCGATCAGGGCATTCACCACTTGCAGGGTTTCGGCATCATCACCAAACAACTCTTTAAGTACACCGGTTCGTTTAACGTCGGTGAGTTTTCGCAGTTTGGAAAGCTGCTTGAAGAGGTTATCCAGTCCGCCAAAACTCCCTTTCCCGTCAGTAAAATCAAGGTTTACTCCAAGCTTTTGCCGCTCAAGAACCTTGTTTACACCGTTAACTTTTTTGACGTTAAGACCTGACTGAATGACCTTACGCAGGGCGTTACCGGCTGATTCGCCCTGCATACCCATCTGATCCATCATGACGCTGATCGGCGCTAAACCCTGCGCTGCTTTCAGTCCATCTTTGTTAACCATCTTCAGGACAGAACTGGTTTTGGTGAAGAACGACAACATGTTGGTATCGTCAACGCCAAGATAGAACGCCTTCTGAATGGTATCGAACAGGCCCATCATGTCATCGGATGCCGTTCCCGTTGCATCCTGCATTTTTGCCGCAAACTCTGCTGCCGCTTCAGGCGTCTTTTTAAGTTGGACGGCCAGGTAAGCCGTTGCTTTACCCACACCGCCAAGAATGTTTTCTGCCGGAATACCCTGACGGACCAGCATCTGCATCATGTTCTGAAAATCAGCCGTGGTGCCGGGTAACTGATTCCCCAAACCGATTGCCAGTTTATTGATGTCTGCGAAGGTTTTACCGACCTCACCGTTGGCCTGCATCATTGCGACCTTTAGTCCTGTCGCCGCGTTCTCCTGATCGGCGTAGGCCTTCAGAGAGATAGTCAGTCCAGCGGCCAGCCCACCCGCCAGCGCCAGCCCCCCTTTAGACGCTTCTTCGGTCTGTCGTTTAAAGCCACGAATGTTTTTCTGCATCCGGGACAAAGCAGGAGACAGTTTATCTACGCCGGTGATGAGCGCCTTTAGTTCAAACTCAGCCATTGCCCCGCTTCTCCTGCTCTATTCTGTTTGCCTGACTGACCAGCAAAGGGATCTCACTGACAGGCATATTCAGCAATTCGAAAGGATTAATGCGCCAGTAGCTGGCGCAATCGAAATAGCGGTCGGTGAGATAATCCGCCGTCAGCCCTGGAGGAAAAAACCCGCCACCAGCCAGCCGGCAGAATTAAGATCGCCAGGAGACATCTGATCAACCGTGCTCAGCGGCACATTTGCCAGTTTGACAATGTACTTCGCAATAATATGCGCCTGCAGTTTGATCGATTCGTCCTGGTTCATCTGATAGGGATAGCCCAGCTCACGAACGTCTTTACCTGTCGGCTCGGTAAACTCCAGAACGCTGACCGTTTCGCCATGTGCGGTGACCGGTTTATTCAGTTCGAGCTCTTTCATTACTGGTAATCCCCTTCTTCACCATGGAATTCAAGATCAGCCGTGCCTTCTTCAGCGTTATGGTTCGCTTCACCATGAAGCCAGGCAGACGACAACACATAGACCTGACCATTCGCCAGTTCGGCGGTGATGGTCATCTGATCGGACGTGGTCACTTTGTTAACCGGGAAATCTTTAGGCACTTTAAACGTGCCTTTGATATACGGCGCGCGGTGTGTCTCTTTACGATCAACGGAACCATCCAGGCCAATGATGTCATCATTGACCGTCTTGTTCATCGGCACCTCAATGCCGCCAGTCAGCGAGAGCTGCTGACCGTCAATTTTGAAATAACAGGTACCACCAATACGCGCCATTATGCGGACTCCTCTTGATACTGAAGGCGGAACTGATTAAGCAGTGCGAAGACGCGCAGCTGGTTTACGTAATCAGGCGGATACAGCACGTTGATACGAGACGGGTCATTGGCGTCGCGCTCTACGATTAGGTGCTGCTTAAACAGGTCGTAGTTTTCGACAATCCCCGCGCGCTCCATCTGGCGGTAAGTGGCCAGAAGCTCACCCTTGATAACCGCTGGCGTCACAATGGCCTGACCGGGACCAAAGCGGGTACCATCGTCCGCCAGTTTGTGGCGACCATACTTACTGGTGATCACCGTTTTCAGACGGCGCAGCACGTAAGCACTGGTATGCAGCGTCTCGCTGTCGAGATAGCTGTTATCCGCAACGCCATACGCATTCTTTTTGTAGGTCGTGATATCGCGCTGCACGCGCAAAACGCCACCCTCGGCATACGCGGTCGCGATACCGTGCGTCAGCAAAGACTGCTGTTCGGAGCGAATAAAGCGCTTGCCCGTTGGCGGCGGGAGCATGCCCGTCAGCTCACCCGTTTGTGTCGGACGCGCCGGGTCGATTCGCAGGAAAACTGCCGCGCGTGCTGTACGGCTGGCGGCCAGCTCATCCGGATTGGACTGAACCGTTTTTTCGTAACCTGCCAGCGTGACGTGCGGATCGTTGAACATGTCGCCCACGGTAATCAGGTCGCTGACAGCAGCAATTTTTGCCGTGTATACGTGTCCGTAAATCTGGCGTAACCAGCTCCAGCGCCCGCTGGTATCGTTCATTTCCAGCGTGAAGGTGTTCATGGACGCGGTGTCGTTGAACGGGTGACCGATATAGTCGAAAGGCTCGTCGCCCATCGCGGCAATCGTGCCCGTCAGTAATGGTGCACCAGCACCCGCCACACCAGATGCAATGGCGATCAGCACGCCAGCGGGGAGTTTTTCGCCGCCGCTGAAACCGTAATAGTTCAGTGCGATCGGAATGTCATTCGCCCAGGTGCCTTTATGGCGCGATGTAAGCGTGACGACACCTGCTGCCGCTTCGGCGGTGAATGGCGTCTGGCCATCAGCGGTGATAGCGTCAGCGATCGCGGATGCGACGGCTGCAACTGTATCGCCGGTTGTGACGCTGGCCTGAATACGACGGCGGCCAATGTACAGGCTCACAACACCGGACTCGGTGGCCACACCCGTTACCGTCAGGGTGAACGTTGCCGCCGCTCCAGTGTCAGGAACCGCAACCACCCACAGCTCACCAAAGGGATCGACGAGACGATAGGCTTCAACCATGCGCGCCAGCTGACTGCCCGCGCCACACTGCTGAATGGCGTAATCTTTTGACGGCATGAAAACCAGCTGGTTAGTCGCAATAGCTGCGCCAGTGTTTACATGACCAATCAGTAACGAAGGGGCGCTGGTCTGCGCCGTATTCGCCGCGCTGTTATCCATCTCGGCATAAAACAGCGGGACGCGAAGATCAGACGGAATAGTATTCATGGAGACTGTCATTTAGTGCTCACCTTCTTGTCCGGTGCTGCGCCCTGAGATGGCTTCACCACCTCAATATCCCCGTCGCGTTCACGACGGTACCAGTACTGGCTTGGTTCAACATTTCGCCCTGTTGCAGGCAAAAGGTCGCCCCGGGCAGGATCATGAACTGACCGCCCGTCTTTGGGTTTCACAAACATGGTGTTCCTCAGGAAGGAAGGTTTATTTCCAGGGGGTGCTCGATGTTGCCGTCAGGCCCATGACCGGGATCGATAAAGTCCACGTCAATGGCCAACGTTTTGAAATCATCCAGGTCGTTCAGTTCGTCCTGCTGGCGGGTGTCGTCTTCTGAAAGTTCGGTGACAACAGAAAAATCGAACTGATAACTCAGTTCGTGACGGTTCACATCGAGCAGCGTGCCGCCTGTATAGGTGATGGGATTGCCGCGCTCTTCCGGGTTCCAGCCGAGCAGCGCCTTAAACAACATCTGCCGCACATCGTGAACCACATCGTATGAAGCAAACTGACCCCGCTCGTCACGCCCGTTACTGACAAAGACGATGACCGAAAAGCCCTCGGTCAAATCCTGCCAGTAATCCGTCTGGCTTTTCTGTTCACCGGGTGAGTCGTCGCCGGGAACAACATAAGCAGACGGCAGGCGCATCTTCCCGACCTCGGGTAAATCTTTAAACTGTGCAGCACCGGCCACGCGGTTTTCAAAAATAACGCATCGGGCACGTAGCGCAGCGATGATGGGGGTGAGTTTCATCAGCGTCGTTTTTCCGGTTTGAGAGACAGTCGTAATTCACGCGCCAGGTAATAGCGTGTCCACGGGCTGTTTTTGTTGAGCGTTTCAGTCATGAAGTTACTGCGCGGAGCCAGCCGCCAGCCACTTCCCCCTGATGCGCCGCGATGATGACTGCGGCGGCGCTTAGCGCCACCACGGACGCCGTAAAACAGATATGCCGGGTAGAAATCACCCGAAATCAACCGGTTCCCCTGCCCGTTTCGCTGGTTCGGCGCGATGCGCGTCATGAAGCCAGGTCGATTCTTGCTGGCTCTCGGCACCATGTAGCCGATGGATTTCGCCAGGCGACCGCTCTGGTACCCCGGATTTTCACCGGGTTCAGAACGCCCGCGCCGCATCACCAGTCGGCGCGCATCGCGCATGTGTCGCTGGCCGATATGGATAAACGCTCGCCGGACGCGTGCCCGGTTAAAGCGCATCTCTTTCGGCTGCTGAAAATCAACGTGAAAAAAGGGAGTCGCCATTACCATTGCCTCCGGTAGGTGCTGTCTCAACGCCCAGATCCGTACACTCAAGAAGCAGGAAGCGCCGCTTACTGTTCAGGTCACGCGCCCGCTTAACGCGGTACACCTCATCACCGTTCACCACCTCAAAATCAGACGTGATGCCGCTGCGCCAGCGAAGGGTGATGTAGTGCGTGATCGCATTGTCGGTCTGCGCCGTTTCCTGGTATGTGGTTGCGCTGGTCTGCACTATCTTTGCCCAGGCACCAAATGAAACCGGGTATTCGGGTTCGGTACCATAATCAGCCGTAGGTACATCCACCCTTTTACGAAGCAGTACCCGCTTGTCCAGTTCGCCGGGATCGGGAAGTAAATACGTCGCGCTGGTTTGCGCCTGCCTGAGTTTCATTGTGGGTAAATCCGGTGCGGCCGCGCGAGCCAGGTGAAGGCCATCGGCAATTCGACCATTTCGACTTCACTAACCGCTGATCGGTTCTCGTAGAAGTGGGTTACCAGAAACAGGAGTGCCAGCCGGATAGATGCCGGCATAACCATCCCGTCTGGATCGGAGGGTGGTATCGTTGCACCTTCAGGATAGATATTTCTGTTCAGGTACTCAGACATTCGAGACTCAGCAGCTGCACCGATCAGATTGAGGTACTGGTCCTCCTCACTGTAATCGGCTTCAAGACGTAACTGGCTCTTGATGTCTTCTAACGTGATAAGCATTGGCATCACCCATAAAAAAACCCGCAGAGCGGGTTATTTTTTTGCGCTCTTCTCTGGCTTATTCACCACTGTGGGCTCAGGTTCTGGCTCAGGGAGAATATCCTTCGAAGGGTCTGGATTTGGCTCTGTGGGTGGAACAGGCGGAATGACTTCACCACCACCCGGCTCGGCCTCCGCGAGAATACCGATCTGCCCTGCAATCTCAATCGCGCGGGCCGGAAGTTCGTCATGTTCTCCTGCAGCAATGGTTTCGATTCGGCAACCGTCTGGCGACCACTTTAGAGGTTTTAAAAGGATGACCATTTCAACTCCTGAAGGCGGGCATAACCCCGCCGTTTTTAAAGATTATGGGGCAACCGATGCGCCAATCTTCATGATTTTGATAGCCTGCGAATCCGTCAGCATGCCGCCAGTGCGTTTGGTGGTGTAGAAGCCAACAAATGGTTTGTTGGTGTACGGGTCGCGCAGAACGCGGGTGCCAAGGCGGTCAACGATCGTATAGCCGCGCTTGAAGTTACCGAAGGCGATAGCTTTGGAATCGGCGGCAATATCCGGCATCTGCTCGTTTTCAGCGATGCCGTAGCCCACCAGCATTGACGGCTGACCAAGCTCCAGCCCAGGGCGCCACAGATAGTTGTCTTCTTTGTCTTTGAGGATTCGTGCAGCGAACAGCGTGTTGTTGTTCATCATGAACTTGGCGCCGTTACGATGCACTTTGCGTAGCGTATAAATCATCTTGATAATCGCATCAGCAGTAAGTCCAGTGGCGGCCCCGGAAAGGATATGCTGCAGAGTGCCAAACGGACGGGTTTTGTCATCAACCAAAGTTGACGCATAAGCCAGAAAACCTTTCGGTTTGTCGCTGCCATCGCCCGTGGTAAAGGCAATCTCCTCTGCTTCTGCGAACCCCAGCGCCAGCTCGCTATTGATCCACGATTCGACATCGAAGAACGCATCATCAAGCATGGTTTGTGTGGCCTGTGGGTTTGCATAAATCTCACCCATAGACGGTTTAATCTGCGCCAGCGTCGGCGTATCTGTCGCGGCGCGCGCATGCGTTTCGCTCACCCATGCAGATTTTGCCCCACCGGTATTTACCACCTTGCGATAGTCTGGTGTGCTCAGTGAGATAACCGTGGATTCCTGGCGCATGACGACTTCATCATGCAGCAGATTCAGAAGACTACGATCCAGTTCTTCAGGAACTGCATAACCGCCATCAGCATCCACACCCGTCTGAAGCGCTTTTTGTTCCAGTTCACGCAAGCCGTCTTCATTACCTTTACGGACAAAGTCCATAAAAGCGGCTTTGTGCTCGGTTACGGATTTGCTCTTTGAGCCACCGCCTGGTCGCTTGGATGCAGCGATTTCCGCCTCCAGATCAGACTTCAGGCCTTCAAGTTCGGAGAGCTTGCCGTTCAGCGTTTCGACCTGACCCGCCAGCGCACCCTTTTCATTCTCGATAGCATCGATGCGCTTGTCGTTTTTAGCCTTGAAGTCTTCAAACTTCGCCTGAAGCTCCTGCGCGACCTGCTCTACATCTTTAATTTCGACTGCCATTTTTTTACTCCAGATTAAAATGTGATGTTTTTAAGTGCATTCAAAGCAGAGTCCACATCATCAGCGTCGCGCAGATTCAGTGTGCTATATCCCCCGGCCATGAATGCTTTGGCCTGGGTACGTGAGAGCCCAACATCGCGCAGGACTCTTTCGATACTTTTTTGTGAAGGCATCTCACCACGGGCAAACGCGCTTTTTACATCGCTGACGCGCGCCTCGTCGTTCGAAGGGAATGTCACAGGGCTGACTTCCCAGAGGTCGATTTCTTTCAACAAGAAGACCTCTTTTGTTTTGTCGTACTCCCAGTCCTTGAGCATGTAACCAATAGAAAGGCCGGTTAAAGAACCGGCCTTCATATGAGCATGTGCGCGTCTGGCAAGGGGATCGTCATCAACTAATAATCGCCCCTTCACATACAGACCAACATCGTCCTCTTTCATTTCGGTATAGATACCGATGGGCTCGTTCATCTGATGCTGCCAGAGCATAGCTGGAAGCGAACCCTTCTCACGCCACGTCTGCAGAGACTTGCTGAACGCGCCGGGAACAACCACGTCGTCGTAACTGTCTTTCACGCCAAACACGGAGCCGTAGCCTTCGAATTCTCCGCTGTCGCTGACAGATTTCAGTTTGAGCGGAATATCCAGCCGCTGTTTAGTCGTCGGCATTTCGTTGCTCCTCTGCTTGGATTTTCTTGCTGCCGTCAGACGGCTTAGTGGTCATGTTCATAGGAGTGAGGTACACCTCACCACCAGCGCGCGGGTTAAGATCTTCCAGTTCGCGGCAATCATTTGGTGAGTAAATCCCCCAGTTAATTGCCGTTGCATAGGAATCAAATCGAGACTTCATATCGCCACGCAGCAATGCCCCCGCGTTGAACTTGGCGTAATAGGTGCCTTGCTTTGTTTTTCTGACCAGCCCTATGTTTATTCGCTGCTCAATACGGGTAAAGTACGGCACAAGGGCATAATTAATAAACCCGATCCCGAGATTCTCAATATTGCTGAAGGTAGCTCGATCGGTGTTCTGTACCATGTGCATCGGAACACGAAAGAGGCGGCATATTTCCTCAAGTTGAAATTTTCGTGTCTCAAGAAACTGGCTATCTTCTGCGCTCAGCGCCATAGATTTCCACTCAAGCCCCATCTCAAGGATCATAGGCCTGTGGGCGTTACCCAACCCCTGGTGTTTCTCCTCAAAATCTGCTTTCAGGCGATCGTAGGCCGCATCACTCAACTCACTGGCTGTTTGAAGTACACCGGATGTCACCGCACCGTTGCTGAAGAGCCTTGCGCCATGTTCTTCGGTGGCAAGTCCCAAAGATATAGCCTCTCTGGCGTAAGTTATTGGGCTCAGACCAACCAGCCCATCGAGTGTCATGATACGTACGTGCCAAAGATCATCCTGGCTCAAAACATCTGTCGAACCATCCGGGAAGGTGACCTGGTAAACGGGCTCCCACTTGCTGTTAAGTTTCGGCACCACGCAGCCTGGATCGATTGGTAACAACTCAACAACTTCACCAAGCGCCTTAACTTTATAGGCGTAGAAATTCCCGCGAAGGCACAGGCACAGGATGACCAACTCCCAGAATTCCTGAGGTGTCATGTAGCCATTGGGCTGCAGAGACAGAAGTTTGTGCAATCGCTCACTGGTCGCTTTTTTCTTTCCTGTACCGGTTGTCTGATACAAGTTACACGGCAACATTCCAATAGATTCGGCCAGGACCCTCACACAGGCAAAGACAGCCGTAAGGCGCATTGCGCGTTGACCACTTACACGCTTACCCGTGTACGTGTCATAAGCCAGTCCTATATCCTGTGCCAGTTCAGCAGAGCTGGTAACTGGCGGGCTACTTTTACTAAACATACCGGGAAAGAACATCAGTCACCCCCCTTAGTCTTGGGTTCGGGAGATGAAAGAAATTTCGCCATCAGCCAGGACCAACCGAGACAAAGCGCTCCGCCAGTGATATATCCAGCGGCGGGATAAATCACCCACGCCCCAAATGAAAGTAAAAGCGCTCCAAGCACTCCCACCAGTGGAGTGAGTATCATTAGGATCATAAACGCCTCAGTTAAAGTGAACGTATACCGCGGGATTCGATACGATCAGATATTGATTCCACTTTTTCATAAAGCATCGAACGACCAATCGCCATAATCAGCGCCACAGCGCCATCGATTTTATTTTCGTTCTGCTCTTTAATGGGTTTAACCACATCGTCGTTACCCGGCAGATATTTCCCGACCACGTTGCTGATACACCAGCTCATGATCGGGTTACCGTCGTGATGGAATCGACCAGACTCAATGGCGGCTTCAAGCTCCTTCATTGGGTCTGACATGTTGGTGTAGTTCTGGGTGATCGTGATGGGGCTTAAATCTTCATCAGCAAGATTGTGAGAAAGGCCGGTGGCCCCGAATGGGTCAATCGGTGATTCACTGACCGGGTTGAGTTTATTTGCCGCTTTTGCCTCTTCGAGGATGTAACGATAATCAACTTCAGCCCCATCAGTTACGGTCAGTAACCCCATCTCAACCCATTTTTGAAAACGTTCGGCCGTTTGCCGATCCTCATTTTTTTCGACGCTGAACACCGTGTCATAAGGCACCCAGAAACGGGGGGCAATACAGTAGAAATGCCTTTTCCCGTCAATTTCGCGGGTGAAGAGTCGCGCCATGCTGTTCATATCCAGCTTGCGGGCAAGGTCGAAACCCAGAATACACGGCTGGCCTTCGAACATTTCCAGCGTCAGCGTCTTATCCTCGCAGTTCTGCCAGGACACCAGGTTGTAAAATGCGGCCCGAGCTGCAACCCAGATGTTGAGGTGCTTTGTTTTAAACACGCCAGCCTGGCGGGCGTTATTGATGGCGCGCTGCTGCTGACTGAGAAGGAAGTCGCGGTAAACCGACACGCCCATGTTCGGGTTTGCTTTCTCCAGCACCTTTGGATCAGTCCAGTCGTCGCCTTCATCGACCGTAAAGATCACGCCAAACAATTCCTCATTCGGAACGGTTCCGTTCAGCATCTCAATAACTTCGCGCCGCTTGTCGTAACACGGGCCTTCGATGTTGTAACCCGCCGTAGTGATCGCCCACATAAGCGGCTGTCGGCGTGCGCCCATCCCTGTGAGCATTGTGGTATACAACGAATCAGTCGGGTGTTCGTGATATTCGTCGACAATCGCGCAGTGCGGAGAGGAACCGTCACCGGGATTACCAATCAGCGGCTCAAAGCGTGCGCCGTCTTCAGGACGGTTCAGGTTTGAGGCATTCACCTCAATACCGAATGCCTCCACCAGCAACGGCGTGCGCTTGCACATCAGGCGTGCTGGTCTGAACACTTCCCACGCCTGTTTCTCTGTCGTTGCGCCTGAATAAACCTCTGCGCCAAACTCGTTATCACAGGTGAAACAGTAGAGTGCCACCCCCGCCGAGATCGCTGACTTACCGTTCTTGCGCGGGATCTCGGTGTAGACCTCACGGAAACGACGGAGCTTAGACCCCTTTTGCACCCAGCCAAAGGCGCAGCAAATAATGAATAATTGCCAGGGCTCAAGGGTGATCGGCATCCGCTTAAATGCCCATTCGCCCTTTGTATGGGGCAGTAACTGAATAAACTTCGCGGCCTTTTCCGCCATATCTTTATCAAAGCGGTACCGGAATTTTCGGCTCTTCTCCTGAGCCATATCATCGATATGGCGCTGACAAGCCTGAACAACATACTGGCACGCCGGGACTTTCCCCCGCACAACGTTGCGGGCGTACTGGTTCGCAGCATTTACGTTGGGGTACGATTTCCGCGTCATGAGCTAATCATCTTCAGGAATGGATTGGAGGTTTTCTTCTGGCCCGCGAGGCCGATCAGACGCTGGCGACTGCTAGGGTCAAGGCCCAGCATAGAACCGGTAGAACTCATCTCCGATTCCTGTTCTTTCTTGGCGGTCAACTCAGGGTTTTTAATCTTCCCCCCCATCGCGCCAGTGATGGTGAGCCCATCATTAGCAATATTTCTCACCGCACGACGCCAGAATTCGTAAGCGACGCACCAGCGCTCAAGCACCGCGAGATCGGTCACGCAAAGCAAACCCTGACCGCATAATTCTTTGGTGGTCATTTCCCACATGATGGTAGCCAGCGGCAAGCCATCATCTTCTGTAAACCAATCCGGTGGAGCCACACCCTTGATGGGTGTGAACACCGGCTCTTCTTTATTCAGGGCTCGCTTACCGGGGTTTCCAGCCAGCTCCTTGCGCGCCGTTGGCTTAGGGCGACGCCCGGAACGCCCCGCCGTTCCAGCCATAAGCGATGCTCCTGGTTAAAATTGATTTTACGCGGGTATAAAAATACGAGGAGGCGGGCAGTCCGGAAGGCAGGGGGCTGCAGAGATTTGACCTCCCCTCCCCCTGGTTGATGCAAATGACATTCATTCTCATTTGAGATGAGGTATCGCCTCAAATCAACATGGTATTGACAATCATTATCATTTACGCCCTTCTTTCCCGGTCTTTGTGGCATGGCATGACCAGCACAGGCTTTGAAGATTGGTGTCGGCATCAGTGCCACCCTGAGCCTTTGGTATGATGTGGTCAACGCATGAGGCTTGCTTAACAATGCCTCTCTTCATATGGTCCTGACATAGCCCACTGTCTCGCTTCAGAACACGCTCACGGATTATCTCCCACTTGGTCCCATATCCTCGCTGGTGTCTGGTCTGGCCTGGTTTGTATTGCTTCCAGCCTTCCCCTTTGTGGGATTCGCAGTAACCTGATGGGTCAGTGGTGGTCAAACGGCAGCCGCGAACACGGCAGGCCTTAGGCGTTCTTGGTGGCATCGAGGTATTCCGGTTCGAGACGCCAAAAGGCAACTTTTGAGGCGCTGAAACCCATTTTGTGACGGGTTTCTCTGTGATCGAAAATAAGGAATCCATCGACCACTCTCAACACAGAATCATTAGTAACACCCGCGTGAAACCCTTTTCCTCTAACTGGCTGGATAAAAACATTGTAATAAGAGATTCTGGCCATAGGAGCTCCGCATATCCTCTGTCGGGGATAAAGACATTACGATGGGTCTAACATAGTGATGGCAATAAAAAAGCCACCAGCGGATGCCAGTGGCTCGAATACGATAATCAAGAATGATGCCCCTAGTGCGGCGGGCTATGCATCCAGTTCTTGGCATGCAATATTGCGTGCTAGCGTATGTTGCAACCAGAGCCCTGAACCCGGCTCTCTATGGTAACTATCATGATCTGCATTAAATGAATGCATTGTACCGTCACTCAACTACGTGGATAAGGCATACGTTAACAACAAAGCTGGCGTACCTAGCAGTAAAACTACAATCAGGAACGCAAATGCCAGTTTCCTGTAGCCCAGTTTAAAAAAACAAATCGACTGAGCAAGAAGTATCAGGCAAAGGATCGGAGATAAACCCAGAAAAAAAGTTGTTAATGGTGAACTATTAAGTACTGAAATCAATTCGCTATCCATTTGAAGGTGTTACGAGAATCAAAAAGTCATTATCGCAACCACACCGGAAATCATCAAAAGCACAAGACATAAAATCGTAAGCGATTTCATCTTAAGTCCATATGAAATCAGCGTTAAACTGAGAAAAACAACTACTAATGTAAGACTCGAACTTAGTAAGAAGTCACTGATGTCTTCCCTTATGCTAATCATTTGATTGCCGCTCTTTACTTGGGGAGATGCAGCTTATGATACCTTCCTTACCAAAAAACCTTAATACGTTCCGGACATTTAAATTGCCAACTTTAGACTGTTGCGGTTTTTCCTCTCACTGGTTATTTTCTGGTATGTAGTTGGAACGCCTTATCCTTTTGCGGGGTTTCTTAATTTTATCCCTGCTAATGGATAAACATTATCAAGCCCACCAACAGATGAGCTTTGTAATGACTACTGTCGTGGGCTGTGCTCATAACGGGAAATGGTCTTACCATTAGCGTTCATCACATACGCAACCTCACCCTCTTTAAGAAAGATGTTTTGGTCCATGCCTGCTACAGCTATGCTTTGCTGAGCCTGATTGAAGCCCACGCTAAGGCCACAATGAATCTCTTCTCCGCCACACGGCGACATTACCTTTACTGTTAACATGCTGCTTCTCCTGCTTCTTCTGGGGATAAAAAAAGGCCGCCAATGGCGACCTTTGTTAAGTTTGGTTTTGTTAGGTTGTGTGGCACGGTTTGGAGCAGTAGTAGCACCCATTTGCTTTGTAACCAAGGCGCTTCGCCTCAGTTACAGCAGGGGCACATGCATCATAACTGCCAAGATATTTTCTGTTCGATTCTGATGGCATGTAATTGCAACCAGAAACATGAACTTCATTATCACCGTTAGACTGCTTATTCGTATTTACATAATACAAAGCCATTCTAATATCCCCAGGGTATAGCTGCGTCATGCAGCAAGGGATATGTTAATGACTTTACCGCTGCGCTTGGTGGTATATATCCTTAAACTTTGAGTGGGTTCACTTTTAAATCAAACAAGGATGCAGTTATTTAGGCCAGTGAACGAAAAACATGAAGCCGATGAAGGCGCAGATAAGACCGGTAATACCCGCGATGCCGATTATCAGCCAGACAAGAATTGTGCCGATGGTTGCAATCACTTGGACCTCTCTTCTTTTGGTTTCTGACAGTTTCCCTGCCAGGCTTTGTTATGCGCCAGAATGTCTTTCTTCGTCTGGCGGTCCATAACGTCAATATCATGATCGGTCAGATAGATTGGCTTTACCCAATCACAGCCGGTATCAACGACTACCGGGACGCTTCCACGTGTCACGCAGCTCGCGATCAACATCGTCATCAGGCATACGGTTAACAGTTTGCTGTACATTGCTGGCCTCTTTGGTCGCTTCAACCCGGCGTTCTGCTACTGCTTCCGTAGCTGCGGCTTTCTCTTCAGTACGCTGCTGGTCTGCTTTCGCTTTGGCTTTATTGGTGCCGCGAGAGTGGCCAATACCAAATGCACCGAAGACAGCAGCGACAATCAGACCGATAGCGCCAAGGATCATTTCTATATTCATAGGCCAACCCTTTCTCTCATCCAGCCATATACAAATGACTCATTAGCAGGACGCTGCTCCGCCAGTTCAAGATAACGCTGACCCTGACTACAGTTGAGTGCGCGGAGAAGGACTTCTTCCCCTTCTTTTCCGCGCCGCTCCATAAAGCTTCGCAGTGCACTAATGCTTCGAGGTCCAATAAACCCGTCTGCAATCAGGTCAGGGTATAGCGTTCCCTGAATGTTGAAGACATTAAGCCAGCGCTGGAACCATTTGGTTTGGACTGATGGCCCCATGTTTACGCCTGTATCGCAAAGCTCAGCGGCAATGGCGGGTGATACCTCAGACACAAGATCGAAGCGTGGGCCAGTCCAGTAGTCGGCGGTAAGTATTTCGAGAGCCTGACTCCGGGTAAGGGTCTTGATATCCCCAGTAAACCCATGGGCGCGCGCTACTGCCTGAGTTACTCCCCAGTTAGTCGGACCGCCTTTATCGTCAGGGTGATTAACATAGCCACCCTCTTTACCAAGGATGGCATTAAAAATTTCGTCTTTGGTCATGAGGCTGCCTCAGTACGTCAATAAGGCGCGCCACGTTTCCCCGTGCCCAAAGCACAGCGGCGCATATCAGAAGATTTACCAGCACCACAAACCAGTGTGATTCATGGTACAGGCCAAACAGGTAACGGAATGGGACGCTGGCATAAACCAGTACCGTAAAGTAAGCCATCAAGGAAATAAGAGGACGGTGACGGGAGCCACCGCGCTGATAGAACATCAGAGTAAGAACGATCACCGCACATATACCCGCGTTGACCATTGCAGTTGGATCATTTGCCACCATTGCTAGTCCCTCCTCCACGTAAGCGAGAGAGAATTCCAAACAGGCTACCCAAATCCTGGTTATTGACGAACGTGAGCAACTTAATTGCCACGGCGGCCACCATTACCGCACCCAGTGCATCAAGCGGCCTGTCGCTGTAGTTAGTCCATCTGGAGAAGAAGGAGCCAACCAGGGGAGCGCCAAGAACGCCGAATATGAATGATGTAATGAAGTAGCCCACCAGCTTTAAGCGGCTGATGTTAACTGCCGTGGCCACGTAGAAAACCGCGCCAGCGAAAGCCCCAAACACCACGCCGTAATCGATGCCAGTAGCCAGGCCAAACAAGCTGGCACCCATCAGACCACCAGCCGCTACAGTAGTGCCAGTAACAGGATCGGACATTTAGCCCCCTCTTATTGCCGTGAGTCCTCTCAAATTGAGGGGAATATGTTAAATTGATGGTTTGTTTTTTCTTCTGGAGTGAAGCTATGGCAGGTAATGAACTTTTGCATATTATTAAAGATGATTTCGACGCCTTAAAAAAAGAGGGTCAAAATGAAATTAATATTGATGCGTTAATTAATTATTTGAATACTTTAGATACACAAAAAGAAAGAGATAAAGACGTTGAGCTTGAACATTTAAGAACTATTAATCAGTCAAACTTAAACCTACAGCAACATAATCTTGAAGCCTACTTAGAGACTTTTAAGGCGACTCTGACAGCAGGTTCTAATGTAGTTAAAATGCTAATGCTCGTGAACGGAGGCGCCGCAATAGCGCTTTTAGCTTTTATCGGTAACATTTGGACAAAAGATAACATTAGCGACTATGTCCCCTTTCTTTCAGTCTCGTTGAAATATTTTTGCTTTGGGGTTGCTGCTTCGCTTGGTTGTGCGGGTTTTACTTATTTTTGCCAACTGACCGTATCTCATAACTATTTTGAACCAACAAAAGTCTTAACTTTTTTTGGGCATGCGATGAATGCCTTTGCTAGCATCTGCGGATTTATCTCGATAGGGTATTTTTTCTACGGAGTAAAGGCAGCAGCAGAGCTATTTTTCAAATTCCCACTTCATTGATATTAAAAAACCCGCTCTAATGGCGGGTTTTTATTTGTTCTGTTGCTCAGTTCGCTTTAACGTCCCGAGCCTACCACAATTTAAGCACTTTGTTGCTCACTTGGCAACTTAAATCTGTCGCTATTTGTGCCGAACGCATCACAAACTGGAGCGTACAGGATCGATTCTGCCAGACTTAACCAGGTGTCTATTCGACGGCGGCATGTGATTAGTGTCCATTCAGGGTGTTTTGCATTTAGTTCATTGGCCATCTGGAGTTTGCTCTTGCGCAGGCGGTGACGATCAACAATCACGCCGTAGAGAGAACGGTAATCATCATTCATCAGTACGGAGGCAATAACGCCATCAATCTTCAGTCCTTCATCGTCAGAGCAGAACGCCAGACCGCTTTTGTTTTTACTACTGAGAATCTCTTTGAAGAACGCTTCCAGCTCAGGTTTCGTTAATCCTGATTTCTTCATGCGGCGCAGCGCTTCATTGATTGCTGTCTTGGTGATTTTCCCTGAGGCAAGGAGCGTATTAAACATGTTGTCGCCAGAACCGCCGCCGATGTATGACCAGCGGCCCCACATGCGCAGCTTTCCCTGAATCCAGATACTTTCGAGTGTATGAAGGCGGACCATTTCGCCAGATTTGCCAACTTCAGAAGGGTTAATCATTTTGCGTCTCCACTACGCCAGTACGCCGATTGCCAGCGAACGATCTAAAAACCGAAACAGCAGCACCAACTGGTCGCCGTATTTCGCTTCGAATGCCACAGGATCAGCGTGCAACTCGTCGTGATGCTCTCTGCACAGAGGTATCACAAACAGGTCGTGCGCCTTCGTACCCATTCCACCCTGCCCGTGACCAATCAGGTGGTGGGGATCGTCTGCCTGTTGATTACAGCAGACACACGGCTGAGCTTTCACCCAACGTGTGTATTTATCGTTTACCCAGCGGTTACGCTTGGGTCTTAGCAGGAAGGATTCCGGTGATTCTGGATTCACCTTCACTGAAACTATCTTTTTAACTTTCTCCTGTAGTAGTTGCGTCGCCGGAACGCGCGGGACAATATCGCTCTCGCGCATCACTGACCTGATAACTTCTGGCTCAATTCTCAGCGCTTTGGTTGCTACTGATTCCGGTATCAGGTCAGCTAGATCGTTCTTCACCATCCACCAGCAAAACTCAGGCAGTGTGAGAACGTGGTCATCGTTGAAGCCTAATTGGCCGTTAACAGTCCATATCAGCCAAGATACCAGGTTTTTACGGGCAATACCTTCAAGCTGAACAGTGGAATGATCACGAATCTGGTTATCACATCCGTAGCACAGTCGGATGCTGCCAGGCTGGTGGCGCATGATTGTAAAATCATTCGCGTGCCAGTCGTTGTGTGGCCACTGGCATTCGAATTTACGCTCAAGCCAGGCATCAAGACACGGTAATCCCCCAGCGCGTTGAATCACCCGCGCATGCTCAAATATCGGGTGCATACTGACATCATCTGTCAGTGACTGATACGCAGCAGGGATAACGCCAGAAGGTAAATCAGCCATCGCCTCACCCGGCGTTTCGATGACTACCCTTCCCTGACGAAATAGCCAAAGCAGCTCACTACCTGGTCGGAATAAAACAACCCCGGAGATGGGTGCAATTTCAGGTGTCAGTAAAGCTCTCACGCTTCAAGCTCCTTCGCTGGTTCATACTTGCAGATCGTTATCTCAACCCGTCCACCTGATACGTTCGGCCCCCATTCCACCAGCATTCTTTGCACCTGGCTGTCGTCCTCCCATACGCCAGCATGGGTTAGCGCGTCGAACAGCGCTTTGTTGTAGTTGTCGATGTCACGGCGGCGCAAATCTGGTGGGTAGAGAACGATCTCTACCGCAGCCGGTGAATTGGATGGTTTCGGCAGGCGACGAAGTTGCTCGACAATAGCTGCACATGCCGCGCTCTGGTATGCCCTACCCTTTGCGCTGATCAAGTGGCGACCCTTTAGAGGGCCACTGTTCGGAGCCCGCCAGTAAGTGTTTACGCTTGGGGGAAACGGGAGAACGAGTTTCATAGCCTCACTCCTTGCAACTCCAGCCAGACCACAGCCCGCTCTTTCGCGTTTTGCTCACCTTCCAGCAGCGACTTAATGATCGATACAGCATCATCTTCCTGATGGTCTTTGATGATGGTGATCCCCCGTGCGGCACCACGAGCAACAGAGATATAACCTTTCCTCTTGAGCGCATTGACGTGATCAGCCGCCGCATTGGGTGACGCAACACCAATCAGGCCAGCCAGCTCCAGCACAGTTGGCGGAAAACCAAACCGCGACGTGTAGTCTTTGATGGTGTTCAGAACTTCGCTTTGACGGTTAGTAAGCCCGATCATGCTGCACGCTCCTCTTTTTTAGAAATAGGCACTGCCCAGCCTGATACAAGCTCAACATCCGGTGACACCGCCTGATTTCCCCAATGGTCCCAGCCAGGTGCGCCGCAACGACTGAAAAGTTCAATACGTGGAACGTCTCCGTAAAGCTCTTCAAGGCGGAAACGCGCCTCTGCAGGTTTCTGGCTGTGCTCACCAAGTGGGCTGTAAATCACCTGTTTCACACTGGCGCTCAGTCGTTCCAGTCCTTTTCCTCTTGTCGCGATCAGCATGTCTTCCGTGTTGGCGCGGGTGTAGTTGCCGCCATTCATGCGGGTCTGGACGTTCAGCAGGTCGAGGAAGTCGTAGAAGTCTTCAACATTTCCCGCAGCGAGCGCTTTGTTGATGTGACGCTCCGCCAGCTCGTTGAACTTCACCCAAGTGAATCCCTTCATGGTCCTGACCTTAAAGCCCCACGCTTCAGCCAGGGCAATCGCTTCGCGGGTGTGAGTGCCGGTGAACCACATAGCCAGAACGGAATCTTCAGCAGCCAGCTCCCACACAGGAAGGCGCTTCATGTCGATCAGTTTCATCGTGCCGTAGTGGTTAACAGCTGCACCGTTGCTGACGGTGTTCCCATATTCCCAGGCTGGGTCGGCATAAATCAGTGAATAATTCATTCATGGCCTCCTGTGAATTTCCCTGCCAGATACCAGTCACATTGTGACGTTGACTGTTTGGCGTTCCGCAGGCAGCGCTGACGTTCTTTCAGGCAGTGTTCTCGCTCGGAGCCTCCTTCAGAAAGGCGGAAGGCTTCCAGCCAGCACGTTGCTGCGCGGCGATACATGCCTCTGTCCTGAAGTTTTTTAGCCTGTGAGATGTATGCGGATACGGTTTTGTTGCAAGAACGGTTTCGCCCGTTATCGCCATCTCCGGAGTTAATGGCGTAGTAGCGGTACTGGTTGCCATCCAGCACGCGAGCTGCAAAGTTGTAATCGTGAAGCCTGCAAACAGTGCGCTGAACAGATTCAACGGAGTGACTGGCAAACGCTTCTGCAATCTCACGGCTTGTTAAGCCAGGATTATCAGAAATGAACGCTTCGAGTTTTTTCATCAGGCTCATGGCTTAGCTCCTGAATCCGTCAGGAACACTGGAGTAATCAGTGTTCTGGAAACTTTCTTTGAAAATCCCGTCAGAGCGAACCCACTGACCATTCACGCTGGCAGGACGGTTTGCCTTGTCCCATGAGTTCGCTGATTTCAGGTAGCCAGGGAACTTGGACGGCTGGAACAACGTCTGTGGCCGCAGGTAGTCGGACATGTTTAGATCATTGCCCCACTTGGCGTTGCAGTAATCCACCACCAGCACCAGCTCGGAAACGGTGAATCCCTCCCCGATTCGGGCACGGATGTTTTGCAGTGAGGTCGTTGAGACCTGGTAACGGGAGTTCGTGACCTGATTCAGGTGGGTTAAAACTTGTTTAGCCTGATCGGTGATCAACACTTCAGGGTCGGGTTGCGACGCAACCGGACAAGAAGGTTTTTTATCTGATGGATCAGTAGTAGGTTTTACTGATGGATCCCCACCAGATTCTGACGGGTCAAAACTCCCCTTTTTGCTGTTTTTTGATGCCTCAAATTTTGAGGGGTCGGATTTTGATGCATCAGATTTTGATGCGTCAGAATCTGACAGGTGAGAAAAGGCAGCAGCCTGAAGTTTTGCCACATTCAGCTGGTAAACATTCGACGCGTTTCGGTTACCGTTACGACGCTGTTTGCGTGACAGCCAGCCATCTTTCTCAAGCTGCGCTATCGCAGTTCGAACGGTGCTTTCACCTGCGCCAATTTGACGCGAAATGGTTCCGATAGACGGCCAACTAACACCCTCATCGCTACTGAAGTCTGCCAGACGCGCCATGATGGCAACGCTGGACAGCTTCATGCCTGAAGAAGCGCAAGCGTCCCAAACGTAACCGGTTAATTTAGTGCTCATGGTCGTCCTTTAACTCTGTAAATTTACGCTGGAATTGCTCAAGAGGGCTGAAGCACTCATGATCGTACCCTTCGCGAAGGTATATAACGCGTCGAGTCTGTGACTCCCATCGGATGACATGGACTGGGATGCCTCGTCGATCTTTGAACCGCCTGTTAACTTCAGCCATTCTTCACGCCCCTTCTCGTTCATCAGAGCAAACGCCTCTACCATCGGGCCAGCAGCCTGGTAGTTGTTCTCTTCAGCCTGAGTGGTTAATCTCTTCACATAGCCGAATGGGGCTTCTTTCCCCACCAGCGGCAGGCAGCGGAATTGCTTAGCTGGTCTGAATCGGTTTATTATGTTCATGCGTTTAGTTTCTCCACTGAATACGACACGCCAAGACGCCAGGGGCCTGCACGCCCGCTGGCGTCACTTCTTTTGAATCGTCTTACGGCTAAATAACGCGACAATCGCGCGGATCTCTTCTTCACGCGCAGCCAGGTGACGGCGGTGATGTTCGTGTATCTCGTCGGCTTCATGCTTTTCGATAACCCCATCTTCCAGCGCCTTCTGAATAATTTGATCAACCTGACCACGCGCCGCTGCCGTTCTCATGGCGCGAGTAAACAAGTCCACGCGGTCCAAATCTTCCAGGTGAGGAATATCCACCAGCAGAGCACCGCGACGACGAGCGAAGTAATCAGCCAGTAATGACGTGTTGGATATGTCTTCCATCGCCTCCAGCTCGTTCACTTCAAAGAAGCGACAGCCGTTCTTCTCGTACAGGTTGTTATTAAACTGAGTTAGGGACATACCAACAGCACCAGCCATAGCCTCACGGCCTCCTGGGTACGCTTTGCACATCGCTTTAACAACTTCTTTCAGGCTTGGCTCTACCATGTTGATTTTCCTTTGGTAGTTATAACTAAGTAGCTGGTTCGCTAGACTTAAATGGTGGGAAAACATCATCAATGCTTACTTGTGCTCCAAAATTATTAAGCGCAGAAACAATGGCTCGACACTGATCAATGTTCATGTTTCTCTTACTGTTTTCGTAGTGACAAACTGCCCCTTTTGTCACCCCTAGGACACTAGCCAAATTGCCTTGAGTAATGCCTAGCTTGGTTCTAATTGCTCGAAGATTGTTCATTCAGCTCTCCTATAAACATCATGAATATACATTTTGTATCTTATTTTCGCAATAGAGATATACATTTTGTGTCTCGATTAAAAGTATACAAGTTGTATTATTTGGGTATGACTATGAAATGGTATGACTTGGCAAAAACCCTGATGAAAGACCGGGGTGTTACTCAAGAGCAACTGGCTGAGCACCTTGGGATTACCAAAGGGGCAGTAAGTCATTGGTTGAATGCTAGGCGTGAACCTAGCCTGGGTGAGATCGCGCGGATTCTTGAGTTTTTAGGGAAGCGTAATTTTTCCGTTGGCGCTGGCGGTCTAATTATTGATGAAACCCTCAAAGGTGATGTTGAGTATGTTGGCCCCTATAAAGCTGGCAAAAAGTATCCTGTGATAAGCAGCGTTAAAGCTGGTTCATGGGGAGAAGCCGTTGAGGCTTATACTCTGAAAGATATAGACCAGTGGCTTGAGTCAGATGCGCATATCCAAGGTGATGCATTCTGGCTAGAAGTTGAAGGCGACTCAATGACCGCTCCGGTTGGCCTAAGTGTTCCTGAGGGGACTTACGTCTTGTTTGATACAGGAAGAGATCCTGTAAATGGGAGTTTAGTAGTTGCAAAGCTATCTGATACCAATGAAGCCACTTTCAAGAAATTGATCATCGATGGTGGCCAAAAGTATCTTAAGGGACTAAACCCTCAATGGCCTCTTGTACCTATCAACGGAAACTGCCGTATTATTGGCGTCGGCGTTGAAACTAAGCTTCGCTTGATTTAATAATGCTCACCAGCACAGCTGCTGTGCTGGGTACAAACAACCATTCCACAAATTATCCTGCTTTGTCACATGATTTAGCCTCTCTATAGCCGCAAACAATCTTTAATCCTCATTGAATACATAATGTTGTCAAAAAATACGCGCCTTGTATACGTTTTGTATTGACGCATATGAATACGTTTTGTATATTCAATTCATCAACAGCGAACAGGCAGGACGCCCAAGAGATAGTCATCAGTGGTGCATGAATAACTGGATGATTCGCATGTGACAAAATGCGCCCATAGGACGCTTAGTTCTTTAACAAACAGTAGTTTTACGCTTTCAGAGGAGAAACCCTATTCACTGCGTAATTGCTGAAAATTAATAGAAAAAGGATCAAACACCCCGCAGTTATAAGAAATGCTTTAAATGTATTCCTAAAGTCCTGAACTGTAGTCAATGGATTATCTAACATGGTCAACGTATCGAAAAAAAGAGCGCAAAATGTGCCTACAACTATATATAGAAGGATCAGAAAAGTAGCTGCCACTCTTGGACGAGGTGTAGGATCAGTAAAAGAAATCAGAACCCTGTTTGTTCTTTTGAATGATACAGCCCATATCACAAAGCATACTAATCCCCAGCCAAGTAACGCAATTATAGTATCAACGCTGAAATTACTCAGGGTTAACTTACCTAACAATATAGCGTAAAGAATAACCCCAAAAACAGAACAAATAGAGCTAATCATAAGACCACGAATACCTTCATAGTATTGGTCATTACCTTCAAAAGGTACTTCTAATTTTTCTTTAGCCACGAAATCATTCCTTAATTGTCATTGTAAATAAACTTGAAAACTCAAAAATATAATCGGAAATAAAAGTGAAAACTTTAACTATATTTTTGATTTTTCGCGCTGTGCAGAGCGCATATAACACGGAGAAACTATCCATGACGAACACACAGAACGTCGAAGAGTTACAACCACGCATGACCAGAGAGACGCTTGTTTCTCTTGCCCGTAAAGCAGCGATTTACCTCCCTACTGCTTCAACTCAACTGATGAATGAGCTGGCAACCCGGCTCGATGTAACAAGCGTTGCGCTGTGTGAGTCGATGAAGCAACGAAAGGCTTTAGCGATTCAAAACATTACCCTACGTGATGATGTAACCAGTTGGGCTAAAGAGTGTGATCGCATTGTGGAGCGCCACACCAAGACCAGAAGCAACATGCATCTGCTGGAAGCTCAACGCGAACTGCGTGAACTCACTCCTGTGGCCGTTGCTGTAAAAAGCGAAGGGGCTATTTGATGGCTGCTAACTCATTCAAACTGATGACCCGCTCAGGTGTCATTAAGCGTACTGACACCGGAATGTTTATCGCTCTCGACGATATCCACGTTCGCGAAGGTTTCAACAAACGTGAAGACGATGATCGCACCCGCCAGGCGGATGATGACCTGTTCAACTATCTGATGAACGGTGGCGCAGTTCCTCCGCTGGAAGTTACCGCTCGTGATGAAGGTGGTGTGTGGGTAGTTGAAGGTCACCGCCGTCGTCGATGCTTTGCTCGATGTGCTGAAGCTGGCAAGCCAGTAGACCGTATCCACATCATGCCGTTCAACGGTAACGATGTGCAACGCCTCGCACGCATTATGACCAGTAACAACCAGCTTCCACTTTCCGACATGGAACAGGCCGCTGTTATTCAGGAACTGCACAACGCGTTTAATCAGACCACCAGCGAGATCGCAAAGCTGGTTAATAAGTCAGTGGCCACCGTCGATAAGTTGCTGTTGCTGAGTACCGCAAACCATGACGTGCAGTGCGAAGTTAAATCCGGTGCCGTGTCAGTCGATGTCGCCGTTGACCGCGTAAAAGAGTACGGCGAAAAGGCTGGCGATGTTCTTCAGAAAGACAAAGCCGCTGCCGTAGCGCAGGGCAAAGAGAAAGTCACCCGTAGCGTCATCGCGCCAGAAATAAGCGTGAAGAAAGCTCGCCGGGTGGTTGAGCTTATGGCTTTGGCATGCAGTGAAACGGGCTCATTCAGTCTGGAAGGTGAAGAAGAATTGGCTCGCAGACGAAAGCGTCGTGAAGAGGCTGAAGAGCGACTGACCGATGCGCAACGTGATCTTGCAAAAGGGTTAGGACTTGAACCTGATGTTCCGATGCACGTTTTAACTCGAACGCTTTGGGATGCAACCCGCCGCCTGGCTGGTAATGAAGAAGTTAAATGGCTGCGAAAGGTGCTGAGCCGACTGGAGAGTACCTTAACTGAAGGCATGGCAACACTGCCGGGGGAAAACGCATCACTACAGCAGGCGGTAAAGTCATGATCAAGGGAAAACTCATCAGTAGCCAACGCTACATTGATCAGGAAAAGGTAGCGGACAGAGCCATACGGTTTAAGCGCTTCATCGTCTCTGTTTATCCGATAGTTTTGCGCGGTCAGCAATATACGATCCTGATGGATGGGCATCACAATTACGCAGCTGCAAATATTGCTGGGGTGGAGCCTGATTATCGTCAGATTGGTAAGAAGGTATTGAGAATCATTGGCGGTATGAGTGAACGTGAGCGTGAGGCGTTCTTCATTAACAATCTTACCGATAGTGATTATTACTTTGTGGAAACTGGTGAGGTCGTTAAAGACCTTTTGTTACCAGACACTGCATGCAGATTAAAGGTCCATGCTGGTAATCAGTGGATTATGGGCAAGTAGTCATGGTGAGCAAACTCAAACAGCGGCGAACGCGCCGCCTTAAATCCGACATTGCTTGGTGGATGGCAGAAGCCAAAGACTGGCAGCAGATAGCAATGGAGCATGCCGGCGAGATAGACAGGCTCCGCAATCTGGTTATCCGAGTGCCGATGCCATTAATTGTCCCGCGTGATATGGCCCACCAGCTCTATCACACCGAAACTAAAAGATGCCGTACCTGCAATGATGGTCTCCGTGGTGGATGCTCATCTTGCATATTCAATAAACAATAACCGGGTGCAGCCGGTTTAGTGGAGAAACCTATGTCACGTATGATGTCTTTAATTGACTGGGCTAAGGATGAGTTCGGGGACCAAGCCCCAAGTGAGCGAGTACTCAAAAAATATGCCAAAGGAAAAATGATCGCCCCACCGGCTGTTAAGGTTGGACGAAACTGGATGGTTGATCGTGAGGCTCGCTACGTTGGCATGATTGCCGCCCCAGCTCTCCCTGCGAATTCTAACCCCAGATTAAAACGGATAATTTCTGATGGCTGCTAGACCACGCTCTCACAAGATCTCAATTCCCAATCTTTACTGCAAACTAGATAAGCGGACAGGTAAAGTTTACTGGCAATACAAACACCCGATCTCAGGCCGTTTTCATAGTCTTGGAACAGATGAAGCAGAAGCGAAGCAAGTTGCGACGGAAGCGAACACAATTATTGCAGAGCAGAGAACAAGGCAGATTCTTAGTGTTAACGATCGTCTTGCCAGAATGAAAGGGAAAAGAACCGACATCACCGTGACTGAATGGATAGATAAATATATTTCGATCCAAGAGGAACGAGTGAAGAACAATGAGCTGCGGCCTAACTCATTCCTTCAGAAGAATAAGCCGCTTAGATTGTTCAGAGAACATTGCGGAATGCAGCACCTTAAAGATATTTCTACTTTAGATATTGCTGAAATCACGGATGCCATAAAGGCAGAAGGTCATAACCGAATGGCTCAGGTTGTCCGCATGGTTTTAATTGATGTGTTTAAAGAAGCACAACATTCAGGCCATGTTCCGCCTGGATATAACCCAGCCATGGCTACCAAACAGCCCAGAAATAGAGTTACCAGGCAGCGGTTGTCTTATGAGGAATGGTGCAAAATCTATGAGGCGGCAGAAAATCAGCAACCTTATTTGCAAACTGGAATGCTACTGGCTTTAGTTACAGGTCAACGACTGGGAGATATCTGTAAAATGAAATTCTCCGATATTTGGGATGACATGCTCCATATAGAACAAGAAAAAACAGGTTCAAGGTTGGCGATCCCTCTCAATTTGAGATGCGATATCTTAAATTTAACGCTGAGAGATGTTATCTCAAAATGCCGGGATGCCGTGGTCAGCAAATACCTTGTTCACTTTCGTCACTCTACTTCACAAGCCACCAGGGGCGATGGAGTTTCCAGCAGCAGCCTGACCACGACATTTAAAAAGGCCAGGAATAAATGTGGCATTGACTGGGAAAAAGGCACTGCCCCAACCTTCCATGAACAGCGGTCTTTATCAGAGCGACTGTATAGAGAACAAGGGATAGATACTCAGAAGTTGCTGGGCCATAAATCCAGAAAACAGACCGACAAATACAACGATGATAGAGGGAAAGACTGGGTAGTTATTGAATCAAAAACCGGGTGA